CCCATCGCCTCGCCAAACGCCTCGGGGGTGACGCTGGCGGCTTCGGCCTGGGGTTGGCAGATGGCGTACAGGACCGCGACAAGAGTGAAGGGGTCGTCGGTGATTTTGGCAATGGTGTGTTTGTCCTCGACCACCTTCATCAAGTCGAAGCCGGCAACCCCGTCGCGAACCCGCTTTGCGGAGTTGACGTTTACCGCAATGTTCCAGTCGCGGCCCTGGGAGTCTTTGAATGAGTGCATGCGCTTTTCTCCTGTGGGGTTAGACCCGAACCACGACAATGACGCTGGCGGGGTCGAACGAAACTCCCTCCACTTGGTTGCCGTCCTTGTCGATCACGGCGAGGGTCTTGCCGTCATCGCTAAGCTTGGTGTCATGACCGGCGGGGATAACTTCTGTGGCTTTTTTGCCTTTGACTTTGATACGAAGCATGGTCGCTCTCCTGGTTGGGGCTGAAAGAAGGAATGAAGTCGGATTAAGACTCTTCGATGGTGTGCCACGTCACCGGGTTAGTGGAGTAACACGGCTTGGCGGTAAATTTGACGCTGGCCGTCTTGTCGATGGATTCATCAATTGGGAGGGCGAAAAGCTTCACGTCCGCCCACGGGCCTTCCGAGCCGTCGTTGGTAATGTCGTCGGACATGGCGGCAATGCCGATCTTGGTGCGGCCAAACGCCGCCGCCTGGAGTGCGAGGAAATTGGTGCTGCCGGGCAGATACGGAATGTCGAATTCGATGGACAGCTCCAGGATCGTCGGTTCGGTCTGCTTGACGCCGCCAGCGCCGCGCGTGGTGACGTCAGATTCGTTGAAGGTGATGCCGACTGTGACGTTTTGCGCCTCGGTGACTTCCACCCACACCGGCGTACCGCCGATGCCGGCTGTGGCATAGTAGAGTTTCATGGCGTAGGACTTGACGGGTTCGGTGGCGGGCATGGTGATGCCTCCTTGTGGTTAGCGGATGACGTTGGCCCAAAGCGAGGGGAGATTCTTTTTCTCCGCCTCAAACGCCGGACCCATATACGGACGGGCGGCGATGGTGACGGTGCGAATGCGGGTCTTGAGTCCGGCGTTTCGGCGGCGGCTGCGAAGGTCCGCCCGCTGCCACCGGCCATACTTGAACACTTCAAGGATGCGGACCTCGCCCCCATATTCGAGGACTTCAGGGACGGTCCCGGTGACGGGCCTACCGTCGCCGTTGAAAAAGACCTGGTTGGTCTTCTCTGGGCCGACAATGACGGAGCGGGTGTTGGGGTCGTAGCCGAAGTAGATGAAGCCGCGCAGGGTGCCGGCGTGGGAGCTGGGCGGCGAGCCGGGTGCCGATGGCTTCTTGCGCTTGCGGATGGAACTGCGGGCGCGGGTGCGGACGTAGGCCCCGAACTTCGAAAAGACGTTGCGGGTGGCGGTGTCCACCTTGGCGATGATGCCGGGGCGGTCGAAGAAAAAGGATTTCATGCGGGCGTTAATCATCGGAACGCCCTCGATGTGCTATATGTCGCGACGAGCATGGCGGAAAACTGCTGCATCTCCACAAGCTCTTTGGTGAAGATGGTCGGACCGGCAAGCTTCATAAGGTCGGCGCGGTTGGTGGGGAGTCGGCGGCGGGAAACCCCGTCGCTGTCGGCGGCAAGGTAGTTGCCGATGGATTCGATGAGGAGGGTAAGGGGGTCGATTTCGGCGGGGTCCTCGGCCTTGGTCAAAAGCTTCTGCACATAGATGCGGACTTCGTGGTCAGCGTCGATGAATTTGCGATTTGCAAACGTCTGCTCGCGGTCTCCGGGAACCACCGACACCTTGACGCTCGTTAGACCGGTCAGCTCCAAGTAAGGGGCGTACCGGCGGACGGCGGTGAAGCTGGGGGTAAAGGTGCCGCCCGTGGCTCCGTTGAGGAGGGCGGTTACTTCGTCGGCGATTTGAACGGTTAGCGATGCGCTCATGGGTTCACCGCCGCTGTCTCTTTGGTGTGAATGCGGCGGATCGTCCGGGTGCGGTCATGCCAGCGCCATGGCGGGGTTCCGGTGTTGGGCTGCATCACAGTGTAGGTGGCCTGCACGATATCTGCGTCCCCCGCGCATTCTTCGATGGTGTCGCCCTTCTGTGGCTCAATGATCGTAATTCCACGGGTAAGGCTTTCGACGGGAATGAGAAAATCCCGAGACTTCGCATCCACCATCATTAAGCCATCCGCAACGTCCACCGCCTCGGAAGGGGCCGTGGGCACCGCGCCGTCAATCAAGAGTGTGGCGAGGTCGCCTTCTGCGTTTGTGTAGGTGTACCGCACGCGCACCCCGTGGAGAGAAGCGACGGTGGCGTGGACGGATGCGATGATGTCGGCGAATTCGCTCATGGTTTCCCAATGGAGAGGGGGCGGGCGAGAAGCGCACAAAAGCGCCCGCCCCCAGGTGAAGACGAGGTGTTAGACGGCGGGGTTGAGAGTCGCGGAGACGGTGCTGGCGTTGCCGGTGCCGGACTTCACCGCCTTGTAGAACAAGTAGCGCCCGACGCTGGTGGGCACGCGGAAGTCAGCCGACGCCCCAGCCGCACCAGCGCCGCCCGCGCCGGTCTGCACGATCAATCCGCTGATGATCTTCGTGCTGCCAGAAAGGTCGGAGTTGGGGCTGGTGTAGATGTCGTAGGTGATCGTGCCGGCGTCGGGGAGCATCGACGTGGTGACAGCCGGAACGGTGAGGGTGAACTGCACCGGGGCAACGAAGTCGCCGTGGGTGCCGTTCTGGAGGTCAATGGCCGCGCTGGTGGTCGTCGCCGCGCCATTGGGCAGGGCAAGGGCGGTGTTGAGGGTTGCATCCTGGAGACCGTATTTCACGGGGTGTTCCTTTTTCTTGGAGGGCGGGAGGCTCTTGGCCGTCCCGCCCGGTTTGACAGTTGGGGAGTCGCCGAACGACGGCGGCTTTAGGCGATGTCCGCGCCCTCGGCGTTGGAAAGCATGTCGGTGATGACGATGGGAACGCCTTCATACTCGGTCGGGGTCGGGGCCGGGGCACCGGTGACGTTGGTGGCGGTGCGGCTGGCGCGGAGCGTTTCGACCACCTTGCGATTCGCGAAAATCACGTCGGGTTTGTACGTCTCGGGGAACTGCGCGAACCATGTTCCCAGCACCGCATCGGTGAGACCGTGCCCCGATTCGTTGGTAATGTTCTTGATGCGGCCCACACTGAAGGTCTGCACCATTTGGAGGCCCGGGTAGGCAAGCAATTCGGAGATGTACGCAGTGAGTCGCTTGTTGCTGGAGTCGTAAATGTCGCCGATGCGCGTGGGCTGGAGGGCCATCTGGCCGTTTTCGCCAAAAACCCACTGCACCGCCTTCGGGCCGAACTTCACGGCCCACGCCGAGCTTCGGAAGGTCGAGGTTCCCACCACGCTCCCCCCCCGGTCATACACCAGCGAGTTGTCCACGAAGTCCAGCAGCCCATTGAAGCCCTTGGCCTTACCCAGCAACGTATCGTAGTTGGCGTCGCCCGTGTATGCGTAGCGGGTGCCGTAATAGAACGTCTTGGCGAGCATCTGGAGCGACGCCTGCATGACGCCGGAGCCTTCCATCGCGATGTAGGCTTCTGCGCCGTCCTCGTATTTGTCGGCCACAGCCTTATCTACCGCAATGGGCGGGTTGAGGATGAAGGTCTCCACGGTGCGGTTTTCATAGGTGGACTTGACGGCGCTGCTGCCTTCATTGGCATTGCGGAATCCAACGGCGGGCAAGCCGGTGCGGACGAAGGTTTTGTAGGACTGGCCTTTGATGCTGCGGGCAGCGCCCATCTGGAGTTCCGGGGTGGCCCGAATCGTTTCATCAACAAGCCCGACGAAGCCGTCAGACCCGTTGGCCTTCACGATATCGAGCATGGTGGGGTAGGAGTTTGCCATAGTTCAATTGCCTTTCAAGCAAGCGGGGAGCGGCAAGCGCTCGCCTTAGTTGTTGGTCGTCGTGGGAAGTTGAATCGACCGCGCCACACGGGCGAGGTTCGGACCGATGCGGTTTTCAAGGGCGTTGGGGTTGCTCGTCGCCTTGCGGGTAGTATCGGGGTCAAGGTTGGCGCTGACCGGGGCGGCGTCGCCGCGCAGTTCGTGAACGCGGGACTTGAGCTGGGCAACTTCCGCCTTCAGCGAAACGTTCTCCCGCTTCACCTCTTCGAATGCCTCGGTGACAGACTTGTTGTGGAGGGCGCTGGCCTCCTCAAAGGTCTTACCCTCGATGTACCACGCCGCGCCGCTGGTGCCGAACGCATCGACGTAGCGTTTCACTTCGGCCCGAGGGTCCACGGTGTTGTTTGCGGCAATCTCCGGGGCCGCTCCGCCCGTCCCCGCGTCAGTCGCGGGCTTGGATTCGCTATTCATGCGAGTCTCCTGAGCTGCGCCCACGGGGGTTCCGGGGCTGGTCGTTACCTGACGCTGGGCAAGCAATTCGCCCATGCGGTCGAGGCATTGGTCAAAGGATTTGATTCCGTCGATGAGGCTGGCGTCCTGGGCTTGGCCTGCGAGGAACACTGCGCCGGTTGCAAGTTTGTTGACGCTCTCAATCGAGAGGTTCCGCCCCTTGGCCACCGCCTCAGCGAAATGCCGCTGGGTGGCGTCCACGATCCCCTGAAAATACTGGTCCTGCTCGGGGGTGATTTCGGTGCCGGGAAAGCCCGCCCCCTTAAGGTCGCCTGTGGCATAGACCTTGGCGGCAATCCCTTCCTTCTCGCACATCTTGGAATAATCGTAGGTGGCGATGATCGTGCCGATGGAGCCCACCAGCGCCGTTCCGTTGTTGGCGTAAATCTCGTTGCACTGCGACGCCGCCCAATAGCACGCGGAGGCGCACAAGTCCTGCACATGGCCGATGACGGGTTTGACGGCGGCGAGGGCGGCGATGTCGTCGCCTAAGTCAGACGTGCCGGCCACCGAACCCCCTGGAGAATCCATGCAAAGGATCGCCCCCACGAATCGCGGGTCGTTCTTCACGTCGCGGATTTGCTTGCGTAGGACAATGGTGGAGGTGGATTCATCCATGCTGCTCTGCTGCTTCATCAAAGTCCCAACGATGTTGATGACGGCGATGCTGCCTTCGGCGACGGGTCCGGCGTCGTCCATGGATTCGTCCGTGCTCGGGGGGTTGGGCATGTCGCCGGCAGCGGCCTTGAGGGGGATGGAGCGGATAGCCTTCAGCCCGGCGGAAGGGCGGGGCGTGGCGGTTGCCTCCACGTGTGAACGAAGATCAATGGCGCGGGCGTGGTTGAACATGGCGAGGCCGCGCATTTGCTCGATAGCCCAAAGGCCGAAGTATTCATCCAGCCGTGCAGTGGCCAAGCCGGAAAGATTGACGGTGTGAGGTTCGGTCACTTTGCATTCTCCGGTTCTGCGGGGAGGGTTTTGAGGTAGGACATTGCCGCGCGGGCGGCGGGGGCCTTGGCGGTGCCCTGCGCGGCGTCATCGGTGCCGTCGTCTTTGCCGCTGACGACTTGGGCGGTGGTGCCGGTGCCGCCGGTGGGAGTGGGCTGCGCCCACGATGTCGGTGGCAGGCCCAATGACGCGCGGTAAGCGAGGATTTCAGCCTGCTCTTCAGCCACCTCAAAGGGGTCGCGCTCGCCGGTCCGGTCGGCCACCCCCTGCGGACTTTCAATCCCCGCTTCCATGGCGGCAACGTCGGCCAGAATCTCTTTCAAGGGGTCGATCCACGGGGTTCCGGTCGGCTTCCACTTCCACTTGAGGTCCGCCACCGTCATGCCTGCGGGCAACACCAGCTCGCCATCGTCCACCAGCAGTGATAGACGCCACCGGGTCCAGTCGTTCAAAAGCTCGCGGTTGTCCTGTCGCTT